GTGAATATTCTTTTTATAAACCTAGAACATATGACGATGGTAAAGACGCCGAAGAACACGCAGAAATTAAACCACACCTACTTGCAATGGCTTACAATGCATCTAATGGATTGCATGAATATTTTGGTAAACAATCTTTCGAGGGTGAGCGTAAAGAATATATGGATGTTGATCAGCTAGATGTGCCTGTTGTGTATTTTATTGACTATCGCTCAAACAATAAAATGATAGATTTAAAAACAAGTTACCCAGTGCGTAATCCTATCAAAAAAGATGGCACTCGAACATGGCGTGTACCTAAACCACAAACAAAACCAAACACGAATCAAGTCATACAGCAAGCGGTCTATTGGAAAGCAACAGGACTTACACCAGCTCTTTTATTTGTAACAGCCGAAGGTTACGAAATAGCCACGCCTGAGACAACTGAGTTGCTATCGAACGAAAGTCTTGAGCATCATTTCAATATTGTAAAACAAAGATGGCTTGTACAACAAAACATCATGAAGAAATCAAAGAGTTGGCGTGAAGCATTTGATATGGTTCAGCCAGATTTAGAGCGTATCAAAGCCTATCACGGTGATGATATTTATAAAATAGCAAAAGTACAGTGGAATATACAATGACAGAAAAACAACTAGACGATCTTATCAAAAAAGAATTTGAAAAAATTGAAAACTTCGAAAACGAAATGCAACAACAAATAGATGTTATGAATATAAAACTAGCAAAAACAATGAAAGAATTAGGTGAAGTTACAGAAAACCTACAAGCATTTATAACATTAATAAATATAAACAATAAATTAATGAGAGAGGCCAATGAAGAAAAGACAGATGGCATTGAACAAGGAGCAGAGAAATGACAAGCGTTTGGGAAACTCTGTCACATATTGATGTCAACCAACACACCGAGAAGAAAGGCAACCTGACCTATCTGAGTTGGGCTTGGGCATGGGGCAAGGTCAAAGAAACCTACCCACAAGCAACCTACGAAAAGAGGATATGGTCAACAGAACTACCCTACACCCAGGACGATCAGGGGTTTGCGTATGTCCAAGTCTCTGTAGAGATAGAAGAGCAATCTTTGTCTGAGGTGATGCCAGTGCTGCAGAGGTGCCTTGCCAAATGTTGTGCCATGCATGGCTTGGGGCACTACATCTATGCCGGAGAGGATTTGCCGCCAGATGAGGATGGCTTGCCACAGAAGCAACCTGTTCCGCAAGAGGAAGCACCACCACCTTTTGTGCCAGACACTAACTCTGTGTCTATTATAGAAACAACAAAAACAGATGAGGAGATGAGAGCCTTGGAAAAAGATGCCTATGAGGTTTTTATAATACCCTCGCAAATAGCAAGAGCAACAAGCGAACAAGACTTAGATGCTTGGCATACAAAAAATAAACAAAAATTAAATGACATAAAACAAAACTTTCCGAAGGATTATTTAATAATCAAAAATCAATTCGAAGCTAGATGGAAATCATTAGGAGTACAATAAAATGACACAATATAATATCGTACTACTACAAACTTTATTTGAAGTAGAAGAACGAAAAAAAGACCAACCTATTTGCCAAGCCTCTACTTTTATTGGTAAATACAATAAAGTAACTAAATCCATTGATAGCGAAACAGTTGTATTAGAAAAAGATAAAAAATATTCTATTCAAGTGTTTTTATCAAATTATCAAACAGAAAAAGGGTTGGATAAATATAATTTGCGTATCTCAGAAATCATTGATGATGGTGAAGGTGGTATGCCGTTTAAACCAGCCGTTAAAAAAATGCCACAATTTTAAATAAAAAGAACCCCATGCAGGAAGGAAGCTACATGGGGTTTAGGTTAGGGAGATATTTAAAATGTCTAAAATTAAACTTACATCTTCATTCTATGATGTTACTGTAAACAATACAATACAAAATATCAGTAGAGTACACGAAATGAAAAGTTATCAGCAAGAATGGGATAATTTTCTTAAATACAAACAAGATAAACATGACTGTAAATATAGAAAGAAACAAGTCAGACAACAAAGATATTATAAAAAATATAACCGCCGTAGATTCTGGCTAAACAAATATAAACAATCACAAGGATGTTATGTCTGTGGTTACACAGATAATGCTTATGCCCTATCATTCGAGAATAACAATAAGAGCACATCAACTAATTATATTAAATGGACACCTAAGAGATTGATTGAACATATCCGAACTAAGAAAATTATTTGCCAAAACTGCACAAATATAAAATTCAAAGAAAAGTGTTACTCAACCTTTACATCTTCTGGTGAGCATTGAGATATGACAAAAGAAAAACAAAATCAAAACATTGTTTGCTATATGTATGAAGACCCTATAGCAAAAAAAATAAAAGAAGATTTCGAGAATTACAAAGGAACTGTGAAAATTTCTTCATTGGAAGAATTTTACGCATTTGTTCAATATATAGAGTGGGAGAAAAAAAACAGAATAGAAGCAAGAGAAGAGAAGAACAAAATAAAAAGACAAAAATTAAAAACAAAAGAAGACAGAAAAATACGGTTACGAAGAAAGCAACTTATAGATAAGTACAAAGTCAAAAAAGGATGCTGTATGTGTGGATTCAACGCATCACATACAGCACTATCCTTTGTTGTTGATAAAGGAATAGAAAAAAGAACTCTTACTGTTTCTAAAAAAATAAAACATATAAAAGAATATTTTAATTATTTAAAGCAAGGAAGAGTAACCTGTAGAAATTGTATCGCTATATATACTTCTAAAGAAATAAAAACTACATCTTCCCCTTAGGTTTTCTACCAGCTTTTTTCATAGCCATAGCAGTAGCTGCTTGTTTCTTTGCTTTTTTGGTTTTGCGTTTCATCGCTCCACCACCACCATAATGTCCAGGCATATCAGCCTCCTTTTTTCTTTTTGGCTTTATTGCGTTTACTAATTGCTTTAGCTTTTCTTCTAGCGTCAGCTTTACTACTTGCGCCCCACGCACGAAGGCTAAGTAATAACCGTGTAGGCTTTCCCTTACTGTCACGTTCTGCTCCTCTTGCATTACCCATACGAGCTAAGAAACTAGCACGTCTAGGATTGTCACCAGACTTAACAGGTGGCTTTAGATTAGCTCCTGTGGTGCGTTTAAAAAACTTTCTACCAGCCTCGTTCAAACCACCTTTAGGATTCTGAAACCGTTTTGCTACCATCTAACTGTCTCATTCTTTCTACTAAACGTCTAGCCCTATTTGGCACTTGTGTGTACCACTTTGAATCTACCATTTCATCAGCAGCACCAGACCAGTCTCTCGCATCGACATTTGCTTTCATACCTTTGAATTTAGACAATCGAGGATATCCAAGATTAAACATCATATTAGCAACTATCAACTGAACTTCTTCTGGTAACTCTTTGAAATCTTTGTATAGTCTGTGACAGTCTTCAATCGTAACCGTTATATCTAAATTAAAAGCAGACTGCACACGACTTTGTTCAACTACTGTCCCTACTGATAATCCATACTCCGGGTCATCTTTAGTAATCAGGTGACCAAGTCCCATTGTAGGCAGACCAAGTGTGTCGAGATATATTTCGTATTTACAGCCCTCATCTTCGGCTAACTGCTCACGCAGTTTATCCACGTCCATTTTTCTTCTTGCCTTTTCTAAGTTTCTTAAAATCTGCACCTGTAATTTTATCCCTCGGTGAGGCTACTCTAGCTATCTTCATTTGCTTTGGTGAAAGTTTCTTACCTGGCATTTTTTCTACCTCTTCTTATTGTTTCTTTTCCTTTTTTAAATATATCTACAACTTGTGACTTACCCATGACTTTGGCTCTTTGCTCACCAACAGTCAATATTTGTATTTTTCGAGCATAAGGTTTGTTAATTTTTTTAACCTTTGCAACCGTAGCTCTAGCATCAGAAGGAGTTGCAAATTTTATACGAACAGTATCTTTAGGATTTTCATCTGTGTATAATCTTCTACCAGAACCCTTTGGTTTTTTGCCTGTTCCTACTTTCGGGTCTTTTTTCCTGCCTCCTTTAGAAACTTGTTTAGACATTACTTTTTCTTTTTTGTTTTAAGTAAAGATTGAAGTGATTTAGCTTGCCCTGCATGTGAACGTGATGCCTTACGCAAGCCTGACGCTACCTTTTTAACCTTTGCCTTTTGCTGTTTTGTCATCATTTCTTTTTCGCCTTTTTCTTTTTACCGCCTCTTAATAAATCTGCATCTGCACGCCTAGCTCCGCCCTTGCCGGTTGCAAATGACCGAACTCTACCAGCCGCCCACTGATGCGCTGATACCTTGGGTCTACTGCCTTGTGAATAGTATGCACCCAACCCTCTGGAGTACACCTGACTTAATGTTTTTTTTGATATACCAGATGATTTAGAATACTTTGCAACAACGGCTGCTTTACTCATCCCCTGCTCCTTATCTTGCTGATTCTATCCATCATAGCTGGTGTTAGCTTACCTTGTCTATAGAGTTTGGCAGTGCGTTTTATTTCTGCTTCTCTTGCTTTTGGATTCTTTGCACCTCTTACATACTTCTTTGGTACACCGCCTTTTGTTTTTGGAACTTTGGGAAACTTTCTCATTTTTTAAATCCTTTGATTCCTCTTATGCCAAATGATGCCGCTATACTTGCATACATCGCCCATTGAAACCATTGAGGAGTTGTTTCTAATACGGCAAAGCCTCTCTCAACATATGGCTGTAAGGGTTCTATGAAACACATAGCAATAATAATTATAAATAATACAGTCCAAGCTTCATCTTTCCAACTATCATTAGAAGATTGAGCCATGATTTTTTCCCAACCCGCTTCATGTGTAGCCGCTACTCTCATAACTTCAGCTTCAGCTTCTGCCTTTGCTATCTTCACAGCAGATTTAGCCTTCTTCTCATCAGCTTTACCTTTGAGCCAAGAAGTTGCTAAATTACCTACAACTGGAAGTATTGCTTGTATCATTTCTCACTCCCCAACCACACAGCAAATGCACCTGTCATTGCGCCACTAACTACAGATATCATAGCACTTTGTTGTGTTGTTAAATCATCCAAAGACATACCCCACTCAATAACTCGAATATACATAACCGTCATAACAAACATCATCAGACGAGGCATAATCTTCCATTCTAAAATCTTTACATTCATTACACACTCAATACTGCAATTAAACCACAAATAAAAATAACAGCTATTAACATCGCTATACCGCCCATTCTTATAATCTCATTTATTTCACGTTGTCTTCGTATTCTCTCCAGACGCTGTATTTTTTCTGCTTCTTTAGATTCTTGTATTCTTTTAGCTCTCTCTGCAATTATTCCTGCCCAAGTGCCATGCCCAAATCTAGCATCAATCAACTGTCTCATTTCATCAAGATGTTCTTCAGCAAGTTTTGCATTGATTGTTTCTTCTGCAATATTCTTTACACTAAAAGGGTCTGATGCTGCTTTATGTTTATCCTTATTAGCTTGGTCACGTCCTGTTAGCAAAGCATCAATATGAGATGCAAATGTTCCTATATCTTGTGCTGTATTGATGTTGCTTTTGATAAAGTCTACACTCTGTTTTACCAGAGCTATACCTGTTAAGACCTCTGCAACAACCATTAAACACGCTCCAAAGCCCTATCTAATTTATCCTCCAGTCTGTGAAGTGCCGTCATTACTTGTTGCATTTCGTCTCTTACTTCTGAACGAGGTGTATATTGCTCTCTTGTTTCTGTAAGCAATATCTGTAATCGTTTTACCTCGGCAAACATCTGACGAAACGCCCAAAAGGCAGGAGCAATCACCACTGTTAAAACAATATTCCAAAACAACATAGCATCTAGTTCCATTATAAATCCTTAGGCATATGGACTAGTGCCAAGTAAGCTCGTATCCCAAGCTGCTTTGAGTTCATCTATTGTGGTAGCATTTGTAATAGCTTGTGCAGCAGGAGCATCTCTCAACGCCGTTTTCTTAGTGACTGAAGCTGATTGTGCAGAAGAATCACTTGCCTCTAATGCTTTCATGTAGACTACGTCTTCCGCTTCAAGCAAAGGTTGTCTAGCTTTTCTAATAGCATCTTTGAATAGTGTTTTTGCCGTTTCTAAATCCTCTGTGATAACACTTCCATTTAACACCCAAGCACTTCTAAATAACCTATCACTGGGTATCGTAGCTGTGCTTGCATCAACAGATGCACTATTCTTGTCTAAAATATAATTTGTCATGCGGCTATCCTCCAAGCACTGCGCCATTGTCTGCTCTTAGGCAATTGACTTTTTCTACAAATAACCATTTTAGGTTTGTTGCCTTTATCCCAAGTTTTCCAAATAGAACTTGGTATATCAGTTTGAATTAAATGTTCAATTGCTTGTTCCTCTGTGAGTGGACCCATTGGCTCTGTTTCATGCAATAAATGTCCATTCCAATCAGAGTGTTTTACAAAATCAGGATGCTGTTCATCTTCTTTCAGTTTTATTTTTACCCAAGCAGGAGGGTGTATTCCACCATGCATCAAAGCAGCCATCTTGTTAGGACTTGGGTGGTAAACAGCGGAACACTCCATATCTATATCTTCAAAAACAACACAATATTCTGTTTTAAAAGGTTTGAGATTTTGTCTAGCCCACTCAATTCTAGCTATGTGCTTTGTATTTTTCCAATCAATCACGCTAAATCACCATGAATTGTAAATGTTAAGGGATCTATATCTATATTTTCATTAGAAGTTTGAGTTCCTACTGTTTTAATTTGCAATGTGTCTGCAGCTTTCGCAGTAACAATCGCAACAACAGGTCTGTCATTATCCGCTGTTGGATTATCTGACTGCGCTTGTGCTGAATAAGTTGCATTGTTCATATCATTATCAATCGCAAATGAATAATTACCAGTATTATTATCTGTTATACCGCTTATATTGAAGTCATCTGTAATTGCTACAGTGCCAATACCATCAATATCTGCCCATGCTTTTGCTGACCCTTGCTGAAGATCTATTTTCTCAGCCGTTCCACCCTCTGACATAATTAAAATTTGGTTGTTAGTAAAGCTCATTAATCTTCTAGCTGTTCCGCCAGACCTTACTACTAAATGAACTTGACCTTGTTCAGAGCCATCAGCAGCATTTGTTATAAAACCTCTCATTTCAGCATAACTTACTGTTTGAGCTGCATCATTCTTGCCTTGGAATCTAAATCTACCAATCTCATCGTCGTTTGCTGGACTTGAACTGTCTCTGAAGAAGTCCATTCTTGGCCCTGCGGTAGCATCAGCATCTGTTGATTTTATAGTAAGTTGAGTTTCATTATCTGCGGTTGTTAAAGTAGCTGTTGTACCACTCAAAGCACCACTAACATCTAGCGCACCGTTTAAATCTAATGTTGTAGTTGTAATCTCAACCTCTGTGTCTGCATCAATATCTAACTGACCATCGGCACTAGAATTTATAAAAATAGCACTGTCTCGAAACTGTACTTTATCTGTTGTTTTTACCTCTATCGGATTGCCATTTGTATCAAGCGTACCACCAAGTTGAGGGGATGTATCATCTGCAAGGTTTATAGTTCCTGCATCAGCACCAGAATATGTGAACGCTAATGTTACACCATCTGCATTACTAAAAGTTCCATTAGATGCCACATGGGTAACAGGCACTTTAGTATAACCAGATGCATCTGTCACCGCTCCACTTACCTTAAATAACGCAAACGTTGATGATGTGCCCTCTTTTGTAATTAATATAATACCTCGCGCGACAGTGTTTGAAACATCATCAAAAGATTGCACGAAACCTGATATATCTACTGAATTATCATCTGCATCATCAATAAATAAAACACTTACAGAACTAACTGTGCTATTGTTAAAAGCTATCTTTCCTGCACCAGGGTCTGCATCTGATGTAGAATTACTAAAAGTAAGTGCTAAACCAGAATGATTGCCATCCGACCCAGCCGAACCAGTGCTTCCTGTAGCCCCTGTGCTTCCTGTAGCCCCTGTTACTATTCCAAAAGCTAATGCTAAAGCTCCTGAAGAGGCTGTATAAGTTGCGGATGCAGTAGGAGTGCCACCTGCACTAACAGCAGATACAGAAGCTGTAACAGTATCAACCTTGCCCTCTGTCACGGTTAATTCACCACTACTATCAAAGCCAAGTATCTTGTTTGCTCTAT